GTAATGAGCATGTCGAATTTCTCACCGCGATCTTCCAGCGTGGCGAGAATGCGGTGCATGTCAGCCGGGTCGATGATGTCGTCGGTGTCCGCCCACATGATCCATTCACTCGTCGCCATCTCCCACGCCATATTCCGAGCCGCTGCAAAGTCGTCCACATGCGGCCAGGCGTTCTCTGGTTTGTTCCGGTATTCAGCGACGATGCAACCGGCCTCTTTCGCAACCGCCAGCGAATCATCTGGCGTCTGATTGCCAATGGCGCGAACGACTATAACCTCATCCATAAACTCGGCGAAATTGGAAAGGAACCGCGTCATTAGTTCCGCGCCGATGTTTCCGGTGATGATTGCTAGAGTTAGGGTCATGGATGCAAAAGACAAGGGCCGCTCGCGGATTGGACGAGACGGCCCTTGCGCCCTTTCGGGCTGATTTTTGGGCAGCAAAAACGGGCGTCCAATCCTCGCCCGTTTTGCGTTATGAACCAACCAAAGTTAAATTACGGCTTCGTGGCAAGCGCCAAGTTCAGCGTGATTGCCTGCGTCATGCCGAAGAGCACTTCGAGATTGATGTGATGCTTGCCGCTGCCGGGATTATAGTGGCGGCGATAAGTGAAGCTGAATCCCGTTTTCGGGTCCACGTTCTCCTCGTAAGCCGCTAGCATCGAAGTGTCCTGCGGGACTTTCATACGCATCGCAACGGCGATAGCATCCTGATGCTGCGCCCATGCCACAAGGCTGATTCCGTTGAGTGGAATCTGGTTCAGGCTGTAAATATTCATGCCCATGAGACGAGGAACTTTTCCGTCCTGAATCGCAGCGGCGTTGCCGTAAGCATAAGCCGCGTTGATGGCGGTATCGCCGAGGAGAGCGTCCTCGATTTCCACCGGGATGAAAATACTGCGGTTGTCGCTGTTCGCGTCTCGTTGATCGAGCGTGAGTTTCATCTTGCGGACGGTGGTCACATTCCAGCTTGCCGCCGCCAGTGTGGTGACGATTGCGCCGAAGTTGACGGAAGTTACGAGCGAGCAGATGCGACCGAAAACGCGGTTGAACAGCGCGGAAGCCGCTTGCACCGCATAGACCTCGGCGCGAGCCGGAGATTGATTGAGCGCCTGCAAATCCGTGATGTCCACCGGCACGAGATGATTCTCGTTCAGTGTAACGGTGACAGCCGAGACGGACCCGCCCGATTGCTCGTAAGGGTTGTCGTTTTGCGAGAACGTGGTCGCCGTCGCTGCGCCGATAAGAGGCACTGCGATTGCGTCGCCAATGTTCTTGGCGTCCATGCTGAAATCACGAGCGAACGCGCTAAGTGGCGCGAGGCGCTTGGTGACTTGGTTGAGAATATCTTTCGAGAAGATTTTGTCGTCGAAATTGATCGTTGCCATTGTATTATGTGGTTAGGTGTTGAACTACTTGGTGATTGTGTTGCGCCGTTTGGATTCGGCGCGGATGATCTTGTTGGTTTCGGGATTATCGAACATCTCCTTTGCCTTAATCGGATCGGCCTTGGAGAATGCTTCGTAAATGTCGGAATGGTTTACCGCGCCGGTAACAGTGCCGAGATCCACCGGCTGAGTGCCGGTCGCGGCAAGCTGGTTTTGCGAAGCTAGCGCGACTTTCTTTTCAAAGTCCGCAATCGCGACGGCGTGAACCGTGGCATCCTTCTGGCGTTCCGACTTGAGGTTTTCGATTGATGCGTGCGCGGCTTCGAGGTTTAGCGTGGCTTCGTTCAGCTTAGCGTTCAGATCCTTGTTGGCGCTAACGGACGCCTCCAAGTCTGCGGTAAGCGTGGCGATCGCCGCTGTCGCCGTCTTATGTTCGGCCTGCAAAGAAAGATATTCGGGAGTCTCAATGATCATGGTTGTATTTTGTGGGGTGTCAAACTTGGAAAAGAGTCCGGTTGGATTAGCGGCGGGTTGGTCAACTATGTCGCAAGAGTAAATCTCAAGGCAGCGCATAAGCTGTGCGCCTTTGTCGCCTTCTTCGATTTGCCCGCTGAAACTAATCGAAAGTCCGAATGACTCCGGCATTGTCTCGGCCATTTCCAAAACTAGTGGAGTCAGCGGATGATTGGAAAGAAGTTGCAAGTCCGCCTTTAGTTGCACGCCTTCAATACGAAAAGATTTTAGGGTTCCAACGATCGCTTCCGCGCCGCTATGATGATTCATCTTAACCTTGAGTCCGCCGCGATACTCTTCCGCGCACGTCTTTACTGTCTCAAGGCTTGTCGAATCAATCCATACTCCATGCCCTAACGCCGGGCCTTCCGTGATAACTGAAACCCCGTCAATGCGCCGTTGATCAGCTAGGATGCTCCCGCCGATAACAAACGCCGCTTTGATATTGAACTTACTCATTCGCTTTTTGCGCGGTGTCAAACTTAGGTTCCGATTTCGGCGGGAAAGCCAGTGCGCGAATCTCCTCGATTGCCTTTGCGACGTCGCCATTCTTTAGCTTGACGGTATATTGCTTGCCGTCCACTTCGGCGGAGTATTCGGTTTTGGTGACGGTGATATTTTGGAGCATCATGGCTGGTTAGGGTCTTGTGCCGGGTCCGGCGTTGGATTGTTCGGATCTTCGACTGGCGTGCCGAATACGCCGCCGCCGACGCTGGCGGTGGACGTTTGCTGCTGCAAGAGACTCAGCACTAAGCCGAATGGGACATTTTTCTCGGCTGAGATTTCTTGCGCTTGCGTCAGCAAATCTTCGACTTCTTCGCCACGTTGCGCCCGGTGCGCGTCATAGTCAATTCCCTGCTCGCCGAGAATGTCGCGCAAGTTCTTATGCCCGATCTTGTAATCCTCTCGTCGGCTCTGCCCGTCGCGTCCGTTGTCGATTGAGAATTTAGGCGGAACCGTGAAACTCCACTTATACCAGTCTGACGGGAATTGCGGAATGATGCCGAGCTTTGCGGCCTTCGCGAGCGCGTAGAAGATTTGCCGCTTTGCAACGGGCGCAAGTAAGTCCTGCCGGTCGCGAATCGTCGCTCTGGCAAGCTCGATCTGCGAACGCTCTGCGGGACCGCTAAGACCGTCAGACTTCCAAAAGAGTGAGTAAGGCCAGCCGAGCCCGACTAATGCCTTGCGGATGCACCGATCCTGAAACGCCTCCCATGCGGGGCCGGGCTTTCCGGTAAGCAGTTCCTCAACCTTGCTTCCAGTTCCGGCCTTGAAATACTTCACCAACCCTCCGCCGAATTGCTGCGTTGTCAGAGTCTCCGATCCGGCGCCTTGGGTGCCGAGCGAAACGGTCGGGTCATTCGGGTCAACACCGCCATTCTCATTCGTCTCTAGTAGCGAAATGGACGAGGTAAGTTGGTGCGTGATTTGTTCGGATTGCTGCGCCTGCCATGCGTCGCGGAGTTCATTGATGGCGTGAGCAAATGACGGAATGCCGCGAATCTGGTCCGCGCGCGTCGCATTGAATACGAAAATGCAATCGTTGGCGATGATGTCTTGATCCTGCGCTTCCGTCTCGCCGAGAATCCGAATGCCAATAACGCGCCAGAACTCATTGACGATTACACCTTGCTCGATTCGTCGCCCTTTGAGTGGCCCTTTCTTCACCACCTTTTCCATGTCCCGCTGCCCGATCTTATGCGCCGGGATATGCTGCGTTTGCGGATAGCCGCTTTCGGTTTCGGTGAGGATAACCGCAAAGTCGCCATCTACGTCTAGAGCTACCGAATCATTGAATAGGTTTGTCTTGAAATCGAATTGATTGCCGCGCACATCCGCAACCGGAAACCATTCATCCTCAAGCCATGTCTGCGCGAGCTTGCCCCACTCCTTATCCTCTCCGTCGAAATGCGGGCACCATGCGCGGCCTATGGAGTGCATCGCCATTTGGTCGATAGCGCCTTTTACCAAGCCGTCATTGGCATACAGCCTGCGCGAAAATGAAACGGTCGTCTGCCAGTCCGTGTATGGGATTTCCTCGCGCGTGTCGCGCATCGTCACCGGCCAGTAAGGACGCGCTCCGGTAAAACGATCCGCGCCTTGCAGGAGTTTCGAGCTTACCGGATAACCGTAGGGATCAACTAAGGACGACATATCTAAAAGACAGCCCGCACGGTTCTCTGTTGGCGTGTGCTGAAAATTAGATCGCGCTGCGTGCTGTCGAGGCTATCCCATTGGCGAAGTGCTTTGTCGCAATGCACCATGAGCGCATCGCTCCCTAATCCGCTCGGGAGCGCAAATGCAAAGTTTTTACCACCGACTGAGGTATTGACCAGCTTTCCGCCGCCCTGCCCTTCGACGATTTCAAACTCCCCGAGAAAGACTGACTCTATGACATCGCGCCCGCGTAGTTTGATAACGCGAAGCAATGCGGTTTGAAATTCGGAATCAGTCGCCACATAGGAGCGGCGGTGTCAAATAGGTTCCCCGAGTCTCACGGGGATGAAGTTTCCTTGCCGAACCATTTCGGGCCGCTGGCCTGATGTCCAGCTACTTTCGTCGGTTTGACCTCTAGGATGCAACTTCTAAGCAAACAGCCGCAAGGCTTCGATTGAATCCCTGTCGCTGTTTGCCTAACGCTGCCGCAGAAATTTGAATTGCACCGGCCCGCCAACCGTTCCGCCGCCGAGTATCTCTCCGAAGCAACGAATACGTGCGCCCTCCTGAACGGCTTGCGGGTAACCGAAAACGAGCGACGGCCCAATGGCGCGTTTGTATCCAACGCGGTCGGATGCCGGGCAATCTACAATGATGCCTTGCGTCGTGACTTCCGTCACGGTGCCCTCGATGACGTAGGTGAACTGGCCGGTATCGCCCGCGTGACTTCCGGCGATGATGGCGAATGCGGCTAGAAGACGAGCGAAGGATTTCATTTGCATACCACGGATGGCGCGGTGTCTTGCTCGTAGTCCTTGATCCATCTGGCTTCGGTCCTTTTTGCGGATTCAAAATTTGAATGCTTCAATTCATGGCCGTAGCACGGGTGTGTGATTCGATGCCAGAAGAACCACTCCCGATATTCCACGTAAAAATAATCGCCCTGTTTTACGATTCGAGTTTTCATGTCAGATATGGCAGCGGACGCAACCGGGTTGCTTTTTGTGGCGCACTGAAAATGATTCCATCCCCGGTGAAGATGCCGATCTTTTTGTCGCTGCGTCGCGCCTTGCGAATCGTTCCGTCTTTGGAAAACACGGCGCACATGCCGGGAAGCAGTTTTTTGATCTTCTTCATGCCGGGATTGTCTCGTAATATTGAATCTCCGCTACCCCCCTTTTTATAGCGGCATCCCAAGTGGAGTGAAAAGGTTTGTCCGGGATACGCATCTTTTTTCCCGGTGAACTCATGCAACAATCCGTACGCGCTTGTGAAAATCTTTTCTTTGTCCGCATCCCGTTCCGGTGCGAGCTTTGAAACGATTCTATCCGGGATTGCATTCACGCAGTTTCTTTCTCCGGCTCTGACTTGTCAACTTCCGTTTCGCCTCCGGCGATGACGCCTTTAATGAGCGCCGCGCATGTCTGCATACTCTCGGCGTCCCAAAGGTGATTTGGGCGCGAACCAATTTTTGTCCACCGCTGAATGACCTGCTTCGTCGTCTTGTGAATCGTGTCCTTTTTGATTTCGGAATTGATCTGCGTCTGGTAATCCAACCCCACGTCGTCCGGCACTTCCCACGCCGGGCCGCGCCCGCCGCGAAGTTTGGCGAGGATGTCTTTAATTCGGTCGGAACTCCAGAAGATATAATTTGCACGCCCGCCACTCGGCGCCTGTGCCTGTTTGAGTGTCGAGAAAAACCGCGTCACCGGCTTCTTCCCCGGTGCCGTGTAAGTAAATCCCATTTCGCCGCTGCCGTGCAACGCCGTCCAACCGTAACGCGCGCAATCGTCATAGACCTGACCCGGCTCATATTGTGCGTCCTCAAAGGTGAAACAGTCTTTTACCTTTAGCCGTTGCTGCAATGCCCGCGCGTTTTCAATCGTGAGTATCTTCCCACACCATAGCAGCCGCGAGCTTCCATCCGGTTTCCATGCGCGGATGACTCCCCACCAGTGATCCCGTTGCCGGTCGAGTGTCATAAACCTGTAAAGCTCACCCTCCCACGGTTGCCCGTCCATGTATTCAGCGATCGTGTAACCGGCTCCGCCCAGGACGACGCCGGGATTATCCTCCTCGTCTTTCCAGAATTCAGCCAATCGTTTCTGGATGAATTGCATGAGCGCCGTCTTATCGCCAGCCGATGCAAGCTCATTGGCCTTGATCCATTCCATGATGAGTGTTACCCAGTCCACTTCGTAACGGGTAAGCGCATTGCAATGATAGCCGACATGGTTTCCCGGCTTCCGAAGGTTGTTGTCATTCTGCGCGACGTAGCGCCCGGAGTTGGCGAGTGTTCTGCGTGATGATATGTGGTCCGCGAAGTGCGCCTTGCAATTCTCGTTCTCGCATTCGTAATGCACAGACTCGGCCAGCGCAGCTTCGTCAATGCTTCCGTCCGTCCGTCGTGTCTCCTGCCATTTGAGTTGCCGCCATTTGAACGGTTGCACCGTATGGCATGTCGGACATTCAAAGCACCACTCGCGCCGGTCGCTCCGTTCCCACGCCTCAAAAAGTTCCGTCTTCACGCGGCCAGAGTCCGTGTCCACATATTGCCATCCGCCTTGACTGACTAGGACAACGCGCGCATTCCATCGGTCGTGATGCCGACCGCGCGCTTCATTGACTAACCCATGCTTCACTTGCCAGACCTCATCCAAGAAAACATAGCGCACTGACTTTCTTTGAAACGCGGACATTTTTGCGCCGACGACAAATATCGTCATATGCGGCATGACTAACTCTCCTTTGCGACGCTTCCCGCGAGGCAAGGCGCGAATCATTTCGCCAATGCCGTTCAATCCTAGCAGCATCGGCTCAAGCCGTTCGTCATAGTATCCGTCCGCATCCTCATCCGTTTGCATCGCGAGCAGGATGCTTCCCGGATCTTCCATCGTGGAATGAAGAAGACTGGCGTCTAAGACTGTCGTCTTTCCCGCGCCAGTCGGCATGAGCATCACGACTTCCCGGTTGTGGTTATCGGCGACGGCCTCGGCGGGTTCGATTATCCAAGGCGTCAGACTCAAGTCCATTTGTGTTCCACGCGCAGAGCCGGGAGGCTTAATGCGTTGGTCCAATACCCATTGCCCGACTGTCCGCGTGTCGGGAACGCGTAGTTGCTGGCACTCGGCTATTTCGGCGGCGTGCATCCGAGCTGGATTGTATCCCCGTGATCCATCCAAGTCTCGCCGAGCTTTAGCCTTCCGTTCGTTCGGCGAACATCATCCGCACTCGTGTATCGCATCCGAATGAGCGCGTCTTGCGTCACAAAATATTCGTGAATTCCATCGGTGGCAGTAAGCCAGTTCTTAGGATGTTCCACATAACGAAACCTATCCGGTAACTTCGGAAGGTTTTTGTTGCGCGCTCCGAAAAATACTTTCGGGTTTCCGTGGATTTGAACGCTCATGGTGTTTTGTGAGTTGTGTTGGAAAGTCTTTCGAGTGCGCCGCTGACAAATTTCTTCGCGCGGTCCTGCAAGTTCGCCGCATCCAATCCGGCCCACGTCGGCGCTTCACTTATCAGCGACATTAGCTCCGCGCGCGTTTGCGCTCCGCGTCTTACTCCTATCTCCACGACTTCGGCGTTAGGTGTGTATTCGCCGCGCAGGATCGCTTCGTCGAGTTCCAGCTTTTTGCATTGCGCCAATAGCTTTCGGAGTTTCAGCGACTCCTCATCCATCACGTCACCGGCTGGTGGTGGATTCTCGGCGAGCCATTTTGCGACGACGGGGATGTTCACTCGCCCGTAAGCAAAGCCCTCAACTCCAGCATCCCTCGCGCGCCTAAGGTCTGACACGGTACAACCAATCCGCGCCGCCGCCGCACCGAGCGTAGTTGCCACATCCGCAAACGGCGCACGTCCATTCTTTCGCATTGGTTGACAT